TGCAAAAAGGGCAAGAGCAGGGAAGGCTAAGAATGATCCTGTAGGAGATCTTCAAAGGGCTAAGGCTGCAAATGTAGTACCTAAGCCAAAACCAAAGCCAAGACCAAAGCCAAAGGCAATAACAAATACAAATCCAAGTCCAAAGGCAGGCCCTGGTTCAAAAGCAGTAGCAGTCCCTAAAGGAGTATCTAATACATCAAAAGCAGTAGCAGGAGCTGGGTCAGCAGGTGTTTTAGCACTTGCTTTAAAAAACAAAGGCGGATCATTTGATGATGCTTTTAGAAAGGCAAGAGCTAAAGGTGAAGGAACTAAGTTTACTCACAAAGGCAAAAAATTCACAGCTGTAACTAAAGATGACATGAAGAACAAAGGTTACTCAAGTCTAGCTGCTTACAATAAAGCTGGCGGTGCAAAGAAAGTAGATTCTACTAAAGCTGCTAAAAAAATTACAGGCGAAGTTAAGAAAAATAAAAGACCTGTCATTAACGCAATTAAAAAAGTTCTTCTTGGTAAAGATAAGAAGTTCGGTGGCGAAAGAGGACTGATTGATTTCCTTGGCAAGCGTAAAAAGAAAAACCCAGGCGAAGGAATAATAAGCAAGCCTGATAAGAAAGCTGATGGCGGTATGATGAAATACAAAGACGGCGGATCAGTTAGCCCTAAGAGATCTTCAAAAAAAGGTGTTGGTGCGGCTGTAAGAGGTTTTGGAAAAGCTTTAAGATAATGGGCATAAAGAAAACAGGGGTTACACACATTAGCAAGTTTGTAAAAAAAGTTGTAAAAAAAGCTAAAGCCCCTAAGATTGATAAACTAAAGACCAAAATACAAAATCAAGAAAGAAGACTTCAACAAGATTCTTCAAGCATAAGCAACAAAGCTTATAACAAAGATTCTAAAGAAATTGAAGAGATGAAGAGAGAGCTAGGAAAACTAATACAGGATTAACATGGCAGACATAGATAAGGCTATTACCTTTGAAGATCAACTTGAGCTAGGAGTTCGTGATCGTTCAAAGGAAATGGAAGTAGAAGTAGAAGTAGATATTCAAGAAGATAATCCTGACTTCGAAGGCTTCGAGGAAATGGAAGATGGAAACATCATGTTCGGTGAGGCAACTCCGCCGATGGAAGATACAGACTTCTATGCTAACTTAGCTGAGGAAGTAGAGTCTTCTGAACTAAACAGCCTTATGGATGATCTTATGGGCAGTATTGATTCGGATAAAGAATCAAGATCTGACTGGGAGAAGACATACAAAGAGGGTCTTCAATACCTAGGTATGAAGTACGAGGAAAGATCCCAGCCGTTTGAAGGTGCCTCTGGAGTTATGCACCCGCTTTTAGCCGAATCCGTTACTCAGTTCCAAGCCCAAGCTTACAACGAAATACTACCATCACAAGGGCCTGTTAAGACCCAAGTAATAGGTATGTCTAATGCCGAAACAGAGCAACAGGCAGCACGTGTACAAGAGTTCATGAACTACCAGCTTATGCAGGTTATGAAAGAGTACGATTCTGAGACAGATCAGATGTTATTCTATCTACCGCTATCGGGTTCTGCTTTTAGAAAAGTTTACTACGATCAGAATCTAGGAAGAGCTGTATCAAAGTTCATACCTAGTGAAGATTTAATCGTTCCTTACTCTGCTACTGACTTACACAGTGCTACAAGAATTACTCATGTCATTGATATGTCAATGAATGACGTTAAGAAGCTACAGCAAATAGGCTTCTATCGTGACGTAGATGTATCCTCTGGCAACATGCTAGATGATATTGATGAAGTACAGGAAGAAATAGATGAAATACAAGGCGTTAGCCCTAGTTATGACGATGATGATACTTGTAAAGTATATGAGGTTCATACTGAGTTAGATGTCGCAGGTTATGAAGATTTAGACTCAGAAGGCGAAGAAACAGGTATAAAACTACCTTATATCATTACTATAGCTAATGATAAAGTCCTATCTATACGTAGAAACTACAAAGAAACAGATCAATTAAAGCAACGTATTAACTACTTTGTTCACTATAAGTTCTTACCAGGCTTAGGATTCTATGGCTTTGGTTTAACTCACATGATAGGCGGCCTATCTAAAGCATCAACATCTATCTTAAGACAGTTAATTGACGCAGGTACTTTATCTAATCTACCTGCTGGATTTAAAGCCCGTGGTATTCGTATTCGTAATGATGATCAACCACTACAACCTGGTGAGTTCAGAGACATGGATGCCCCTGGCGGAAGTTTGCGAGATGCCTTTGTACCGTTACCTTTTAAGGAGCCAAGCCAAACCCTACTCTCTCTCCTGGGTATCTTGGTTGACAGTGGAAGGCGTTTCGCTTCGATAGCTGATACGCAAGTTGGTGAAGGAAATCAGAATGCTCCTGTAGGAACAACGATTGCACTACTAGAACGTGGTACTCGTGTTATGAGTGCTATTCATAAAAGACTTCACTCAAGTCAAAGAATAGAATTTGAGATACTAGCAAAAGTATTTAGTGAATACTTACCACCAGACTATCCTTACTTCACAGCTAACGGAAACCAAACTATCAAGGCTCAAGACTTTGATGAAAGAGTAGACGTATTACCTGTATCAGATCCTAATACTTTCTCTATGAGTCAGAGAGTTATGTTGGCTCAAGAGATATTAAGAACTGTACAAAGTAATCCTGAAATACATGGCCCCGCTGGACTGCATGAAGCATACAGAAGAATGTACGGTGCAATGGGTGTTCAAGATGTTGAGAAACTTCTACCGCCTACGCCACAGCCTATGCCTATGGATCCCGCTAATGAGAACGCATCTTTGATATCAGGTATGCCAGCTCAAGCATTTGCTGGGCAAGATCACGATTCGCACATTAACTCTCACATGTCCCTATACGGAACTATGACTGCTCAAGCTAATCCTATGGTCTTATCTTTAATTCAATCGCACATTTATCAGCATGTATCTTTTAGAGCCGCTGAGATAGTGGACGAACAGAATGCACAAGATCAACAGTTCCAACAAATGATGCAACAAATACAACAGCTACCTCCAGAAGTATCTGGTCAATACATGCAAGAGATACAAGACAAAGTTGCTAAAGATATAGCAGCTGTTATTGCTCAGTTGACTGAACAGATAAACGCTATGTTTATGCCACCTCAACCGCAACCTGATCCTTTAGTAGAACTAAGAGGTAAAGAGTTAGATATTAAAGCTGATGATGTACAACGTAAGCGTGAAGAGTTTTCACAAAGACAAGAGTTTGATGCTATGAAGTCTATGGATAATACAAGGCTGGCAGAACAGCGTTTGGAAATTCAAAAAGAAATAGCTACAATGAAAGACAACATAGCTAGAGATCGAATGGATCAATCAGCACAATTTAAAGCAATGGATATAATGAGAGGTTAATTATGAGTTCAGTTAGAAATAAAATGAAAGCTATTCACAAAGAAGAGCTTAAAAAAGAAGAGGAAATAAACAATGGCAATGGGACGATCATCAATGAGTATGCAGATAGAAAAATCGACATCGAAGCTATCGCCAAGCAGGCAGATAAAGATGCCGACAAACTCCTCAAAAAAACAGCAGTCGAAGTCAAGGCTAAAAAAGAAGAACCAAAAGTTAAAGTTAAGTCTGAGCCTAAGGCTAAGGCCAAGCCTGTAGCTAACAAAAAAGTTAAACCAGTAGCGGTAAAGAAAAAGAAATAGTATGCCGTTAAAAAAAGGTAGCAGTAGAAAGACTATATCTGCTAATATAGGAGAATTGGTTAACAGTGGCAGAAAAAAGAAGACTGCTATTGCCATTGCTTTAGATAAGGCAAAGGCATATAGAGCATCTAAAAAAAGGTAAATTAATATGAAAAATGTAAAAGCAAGCGTAACTATTAAAGATCAAGGTACTGTTAATTACTCTGATCTTAAAAAGATTCCTAACGGATCTGCTCCTCAACCTAAGGGTTACGGTGGCGGTGAATCAAGAGGCGGCGGTGCTGCTCTTAGAGGTAAGAAGTTTAAAGGAATTTGCTGATGGGTTTATTTAAAGACGCTATGAGAAAAGGAATACCTGGCAGAGATGCGGGTGCTACTATGGCTAGACCTATGCAACCACAACAAGCACCTAGACCTACCTTAATTCAAGGCGGCCCTGCTTATTTTACTCCCGAAGGTTACAGACCTCCAATGCAACCGCAACAAGCTTTCATGCCTACAGATACTATGGGCGATCCTATTGGTGATATGTTTAGAAGACAGTTGCCTAAACAAAGAATTCAATTACCA